TCGGTAAGTTCATGTATTGGGCTTCGGTCATTGGGTAGTTTTTAAATTATCTATACTTCTCCCCGTGTTTCTTTGCGTAATCTTTCAAGCCATGCCTTTACATCTGCTTTCTCTTTCTTAGTTACGAATAGCACTACTCTTTCTTTTCGTACATTATCAGGCAGTTTTGCCCTTCCTGCTCCTTTAGGGTTTGATTCTGTTTTCTTCTTCATGTTATTATAGTTTATATTTCAATTAAATCGTGTTCTAATATCTCTTCAACTTCTTCTAGTGATATATCGTCAATATTGGCAAACAATTTGGCTCTTATCCACCATATACCATCACAAAGATAAGCCTCTCGCTTGGTAATAATGCAACGTTTTACTGAAGACTTGCCTTTAATTCCAACATTAACAAGCGCTTCGCCACATCCACAAAAGCATGGCATCGCGCCCAATAAGGAATAAATATTCCCCCTAACCACTGCGCCTTGATGATGAGTTTCTATACAATACAATTCTGTCATTTTTGCTTTCTTTAAATTATTTGATTTAATTATTCAATATCTGTTTCATTAATAGCTTATCCATGTCTTCCGTTTTCGTGTTCTTAGTTAGTTCAAAGCCATAAAACGAAGCCAAATAAATGTCAATCCATAACTTCTCCTCAACTGACATAGTTCCGATGTGTACGGATGCTATTTGTCGCCAAGTGATGTTAGGTAGTTTGGTGCAGGCAAAAACTTCTTTTTTCGCTTGCTCGGTGGTTAGTTCTTTCATTTGTTTATAGTTTTAAATTGTTTATGTTTCTTATCGGGTACAAAAATACGTAAAAAATTAATACGTTTGTAATTTATTTCAAGAAAAGTTATTAACAAGTTACTAACACTCAAAAATAAGCATAAAAAAAGGAGTGATAAATTAATATCACTCCCTCTCCCATTACGAACGAACAAAGCGCGGGTTTACAACGTCCGCGCTCTTTCCGTTAATTACTTGATGCCGTATCTGCTGATGGTGGTCCACCATCCTCAATACTTACAACATAATACTCGCCCTCTTTAAATGTACCTTTTGCTACATCTATCGTTAATTCAGGCATTGAGAATGAATCATTAGAATCAACCTCTGTAAGTGTTACTGTTTGCCCTTTATCTGTTGTTGTTTCAGATGAGCAATAAAATTTCTTTTTAAACATGGTATAATAATTTAAGTTATTATTTGAGTTGCAAAGATAGTTATTTTTTTATAAGGTAATCAATAAATAAAAAATCTTTTATTGCATTGGTTCCGGCAAGTACACAAATCCACAATGTCCTTTTACGGACTTTTTTAATTTCGCTTTTCACATCATCAATACATTTTACATCTTTCCACCTGCTTAATGAATCCGTTGCCTGTATTAGCTTTGCATCTGAAATAATAAGTAACGAATCCGAATAAATAGTTGAATTAAGTATTTTATTTTCAATTTGGCAACTATCGTAACTATTCGAAATGTTATTATAATTTACATAATCAATCAGCAGTCCGTTTTTATCTTTTATCTGAATTACATTAATGGTGCTGTCCTTTATCTTATCGCTCTCCTGTTTGATTTGAGCAACGTTTGTATTCCGGATAATACTTTGATGCTGTTGGTATGCAGATAATGATTTTAATAATGATTCATTCCGTAAATTCACCATTTTGTTTTCAGTTTTTAGTTGATAGTTTTCAACTACTAAATTACTCACACTATCGCTCCACAACTTCATTTCCTTTTCAGTATGCAAATCAACAATAGATTGTTTAACCTCGTTGCGCCCTAATCTTCTTTGATTACAACCGTTCCAACAAAAAAGCAATGCGATTAATGCGACTGCTGAAATTCCAATTATTAAATTATAACTGTTTGTTTTCATTGTTTGTGTTATTATTAGAGATATTATTCCATGTTGCAAGCCCAAGCAATACAAGGATAAATAAACAGAAGGTCCCATCACAAAACTGCACGAATGTAAATACTTCAGGTTTATCTATTTTAATCGCAAGGTAGTTAATTCCGCATATCAAAGCCATTGCAATAAAAGCAATAACACGCTTTGAACTACCGGAGCCGTCCTGCTCTGAAGCAATGGAAAGAATCCATTTCAGCAATTTGACTAAGTAATTTTGCATTGTCTTAAATTTTAATTTGTTAATTGTAAAATAATAATTATTATCTTTGTACCCCGAATGCCTAACGTTCGGCTGTCCTGATTCATTCAGTCCTAAGTACCTCGGTGCCTTAACCCGAGTTTTTTAAATAATCTCCAACTCGAATTTGCCAGGCAATATAGATAACAATTTACCTAATGTTATTCCGCTTGCCACCACATCTAAATGTCCATCCCCGTTAATATCAGCAAAAGCATTACCAACTAATATACACCCCTCCGAATCTACTCTTTTGCCTTCAGCATAGTTCCCAATGTGTATGCAAATTCCTGCACGATGTGGCACATTTTCAACTGCAAAATGTTCATAAGGAATGTTACCCCAACCTACCGATTTAATCACTGGATAAGTACCTACTGGAATACATGAAGTTGTCGGTGCATTATCCAAATAAGGTAACTCAATCGTTTTAAAGTCAAAGATGCTGTTACCATTGTCATCTATTACTTGTGCTGTTCCAAGGGTTTCGTTATCCTTGTACTCTCTTTCAATTTTTATTTTCATGTTTTATTAATTGGTTTGTTGTATATACTCTAAGCTATCTCTTTTTATTCGCTCGTCCATCTCAAAAAGATTAATACTATCCCTTTCGATTTCCCTCTGCAGTATAGGTATCTTTTTATTGTTTTCAATTATCCTTTGTGTGTTATCATAAATACCATAACCCACATAAATAGCATAACCAATACCTCCAATGATAGGCAATATAATTTTCCATGATTTGTAGATACTTTTACCTACCCGGAAGATATTTAATACTACTTTGGTTTCTTCAACTTCATTTTCCATAGGTCAAAAATAATAATTGTTTTTTGTACTTCAAACTTAAAATATAATACTCCGCATCTTTCGCCTCAAATAATGTTTTATACCTCCACATTGCCTCCTTATATTGTTCCCGTTGCCTTATTAAATTCGATATGCCTTTGCTTGTATCATCAACTCCTTTATTGTAAATCAAAACAGAATATACGATTAATGCAGTACCTAATACTGTTAATCTTGCAACTCTTACCATAACTCATCGCTTTATCTTATCTATTTTTTCGAGCAACTCTTTTTTAAATTGCTTATCCTCTTCATGGTATTCTTTGTCTTGCTTTATCCATTCGTTTGTAATCGCATTAGTTATATCCTGCTGATGCAACTTGTCATCAATTACTTGCATCTTCCATGAATGCAATACAGTTGAACAAAGGAATCCTACAATACCAATAAATGCTAATGATAGTAAATTACCTATCCATGCTTTAAGTGTAATTTCTTTTTTTTCTTCTTTGTGGTGTGCTGTCATTATGCTGTTGCGAATATTATTTTTTGATTAATAATGTAATTCCTTATCGTTTTATTTGTTACCTTTTGTGGTGCAAATATAAATAAAGTATTAATATCAGGGTAGCTATCTATGCTACTAAAATTACTATCCTGAATCAGTTTATAAAGCAAGTTTAAACTGCCATAAGTCTGTAAACAAATGTCATACACACTTTGATTATTTTGCGAGTAATAATCCTCCGTCAATACAATATTCGGCAATCCTGCATTTACTGAAGCAGGAATGGTAGCGGGTTTTTCATAAGTTACCTGCGTTCCTACACTTACACTTTCGATATTAGTAAGTCCTGAATTACTTAATATTAATGAGTAAACATTATCCAAGTCATTAGTAGTGTTTATTACTACGTCAAATATGGTCTGATTATTTAAAGTGATATAAATCATGGTCTGCTTATCCCGTTAGGAAATGCTATCTTTAAATTGCCACCTTCATCAATATTTGCACTGACATTAGCAACCGAATATCCATCCGCCTGTAATTGTGTTTTACAGATATTGATTGCCTCCGCTCCGCTTTGTGATTTTAGATATTTAATTATTCCGCAACCTACTAATGGATATTGTTTCCATTCGCCCTGAAATGATGTTATTATATCCTGAATATGTGCGTAGTCTGATGGTGCTACTATAAAATCACCATTAGTAATTTGTAAATCGCCTGAATCCGATAGTTGAAAATCCTGAAATGTCATATATCTTTTGGTTTGCCTTGTTTTAAATATTGATTACTTATATCTGCCTCTGCTGTTATTGGTGAAATATTGCCCGTTTCTGTTGCTATTGTCGGGTCGGTTGTTCCTGTTGCACTTGACCCACTTACCGCCAATGTGGCTGTATGTGTATGGGTGTTATACTGATTGATTAAATCATTAATTAAATTCTCTAAATTATTTATTTTTTTTAACAATCCTGCACTGCTATCATCATTATCCTTTACTTTCGGGATATAACCATAACTATCGGAATTAAACCATTGCACCCCATCGCTATCCTGATTAAAATTGTAATAATATGCCTTACCTCCTACTGCAGAATAAATAGAAAGTGAATCAATTTCAGATGTAAACAATATAAAGGCATTGTTTCGAGTAGATAGGGCAACTATGACGGTACTTCCAGCTTTAGGATAAACCACTAAGCCATCGCTGTTCTCCGCACATAGCTGAACTCCCTGTATCGTTGTGTTTGCATCGCCACTTATCGGAGTGCAATTACACATCCTGTTTTTATAATCTACGCTATCAACATTGCATATAACAAAAGATACAATATCCTTTAAATATGTTCCTGCAAGTCGCTGCACTGATTTCTCTATTTCTTTATGGGTACTCATAATCCGTTTAAAAAATCATTAACTTTTAATCCTGTAACACTATCAATCCGAATATGTAAATCTATCTTTCTCCTGAATCCATGCTGCCCAAATGTTACATTAGTTCCTTTTACTAAATATGTTCCCGTCCTCTCCTGTATCACATTATCCTTTAATGTTACTGCCTGCCCATGCTGCACATAAGGCAATCCGAATGACATAAATGTACCTCGCCATCCTTCATACTTTAATTTAATAAGTGCCTGATTCGCTAATGTTTTAAGGTTTTCAATATCCAAATCTTTTGAGGTATCGGTTTTCGGAAAGAAGAACATGGTACGAATATCCCCATCCAAATCCCCTACATTTACCTCCAGTCTTTGCGACTTTGTAGATTTTGTTCCTGATGAGTTAGTAGTAGCCAATTCATACTTACCTACCGAATAGGCCTTAATTCCTAATCTCACATCATCTTTTCGCAAATAAATTAAATTATTGCCATCAATAATATTTTGTTGAAAGTCGTATGCTGTGGATATTATTTTACCTGTGGCTTTATCAACATAGTCCTGCGAATAATAGACTATCCCACTTACATACAAATCATTCCATTTTTGGGTCTTAGTATTTTTGCGGAAAAAACACTCCAATTTAAAGTCCTTTCGTAACCTCATTAATACCTGGCAAATGGTTTCATTTTGGGTCCTGAAATTACCGATATTTGTACTTATATTCTCACTTAATCCTTCGCCATTAATCACATTGATATTACTTAATTCAGGCAATAAAACGTCTTTAATATATGGGTTGCTTGCCTGTCCGTTGGTGTAATTCTGAATATAGGCATTTTGCAATAAAGCGGTGATGATGCTTTGGGTGTCCCATGGCTTATTATCAAATGAAGTTATTGATATGGTTTTGCCATCGCCATTTACATATGTAGAGGTGTTTGTTCCTGCCTGAAATAACATATTCGGACATTGTGCCTGTTTAAGAAGCCACATCTTATCCTCACACTCTATCTCCATTGGCATCTTTGGGTTTATCTTAGTTATGTACCCATCAAATTCAACATTTGTAGTTGTCTGATAATTCGGACTATCAATGGTGCCTGTATTGTAATAATATCCCAACTCAATCAATATCTTATCTCCTCTTAATGCTACCGGAGGTGTTTGTATAGCTGTCGGACTATTTGCATAAAAGTCCTCCCCATCCCAATTAATCAATTCCTCGCCCTCCTTTATAAATACTTTCTTAGGTAGCGTAACCTTAGCTGTACTTGTTAAATCCTTCCATGTACTTTTAATTTCAATCTCATTCACAAAATCCAATACATACACCTTATTCCTTAAAGGATAAGTAATATTAGGTTGTTGAGTTATGGTTATCTTCGAAACTAAATTAAGCATATTGCTGTTGTGCTAATATTACTGGTACATCCTGAATAGCATTGATTTCAAATAGTTGGTAGTTGTATCCACCCGCTATCTGTGGCATGGACTTATCCAATATTACAAATTGCGAAATATTCCATTCTGATAAAAATCCTGATGATGTTCCGGTGCCTGCAATTACCTGTAATGGTTTGTTGCTGTTTACCATTTTAACAAAATTGGCAATATCTTTTATAGGTCGGTTGTTATTTATTCCAAATATACCTCCCTTAATGTTAATCCTGAAACTGAACTTCCCGATATATTCAATTACTTCATTATCGCGGCCTTGTATGGGTGTTAATATAACATTGTGCGACTGTGTTAAAGTTATGAGTACGCTATCAAAAGTCATGGTATCATAATCCACTGTCTGCCCATTCACTTCATAACTACCTGCTTTAATCATAAGGTTGTCGAATACTGGAGTGCCTAATACAGATATGCCATTAGCAATATCCTGCCCTTGCTGTTTCGGTACTGTTGCCTTATAAACATTTTGAGATGCAATATTATTACCTACTCCAATACCGATATGAGGTAGTGTTTTAACTGCTGTCAATCCAAACGCTTCAATAATTATTTTCTGATTGTTATTCATTATATATCTGCTGAAGCTGAGAATTGGTCTACTGCTCCTAATAGTGCTTTTGCAACATCGCTACCTGCCGAACTTGCTCCCTCCCTAATGTTTTGTGCCTCTATCTTTATCATTTCCACCAATTTGTTAATACTTACATTTATAACTACCTGTTTGGTCCCTGTTACTTTATCGCTTTGGCTTTCGGGGATAAGTGCGTTCTTTCCTGTTGCTCCTTTTTCTCCTTTGCCGAATGTTTCAAGTGCTTTTTTACGACCTATCAAATCCTGATAACGTAAATCAAATATCCTGCTTTGGCTTTCCGTTAGTTCACCTTTAAGTTGCATATCTCTTTTTTCACGATTCAGATTCTGCTCCTCCTCCATCAAATTGTTTTTTTCTAAAATCATTGCCTTTTGTTGGGCAAGTTCTTTAGTGATGTGCATGTGGTTTTGGTAGGACTTTGTTAGTAGTTCGAGTTGGTCATTCTCTTTTTTTATTCCGTCCGTCAATGCTTTCTGTGCTTGGGTTTCGTGCAGTTCTTCAATGCTTTTGTAGTTGGCATATAATATTCCCAATTCCACAATCAATGCAGATACTAAGGTAATTATTAATCCTATCGGGTTGGCGGACATTGCGGTATTAAGTGCAAGTTGTGCGCCTTCAGCTATTGCCATCGCTGCCGCACCCGCTTTTAGTATTAATGTGTATGTTCCCCAAATAGCAACCGCAACCCCTACTACTTCAACTACGGCCATAACTACTTTTCTATGCTCATCCATCCACTTAACTACATCCTTAATGTGTTCCATCAATGCTTTAATATATGGCATCATCCGTATTAACCCCCTTTCTATAAACTCCCCTATCTGCTCCTTTACCTCCTTAAATCCAATAGCTAATTGTTGCGAGGTATCGGCATCATAAATCGCCTGTGATACTCCCTGAAACTTTTGTTTTAATGCTTCAAATATTATCCCCTGGGCCTCTGCCTGTTTCCCTGTTTCGTTTAGGTGTGCTAATAACTCCTGTTGCTGTTTACCTAAAAATATACCTTCCTGTCTTAATAATCGTGCGGCTGTTTCGGGATGGGTTAATGCTCGCCCCATCAAATCCGCTTTACTCGCTACATCATAAGTCTTACCTGCCATATCTGCCATTACCGGTATTAACTCTTCCATGCCAATCTTCAATCCCTTATATTTCATCAATGCGGATTCGGCCGCCATTGTATTCTCGGCAAATACTCCCGTCTGCTTTTGTTGCTTTTCTGCTATCTCTTTCAACTGCTCGACATTTTCACTCATGCCTTCGCTGTTGTTTTTATACATCGCTGTCAGTTCAGCAACCGCAACTTTATGTGCTTGGAAATCTTTTAATGATTCTTTAAGTGTTTCAAATCCTGCATAAGCAGCTATTGCTTCTACTACTACCGTTTTAAGATGCCCCATAGCATCGCCCAACTCATCCGTATGATGCTTTGCAGTTTTTAAACTACTTTCTAATCGGTCTATCCCTTCGAGTATGAGGGTATATTTTACATCTGTATTATCAGCCATTACTCCTTATTCATTTGCCCTGTAGTTTTCAAAGCATAATATAATTGTTCTTTTGCTAAAAGATAATCATCCATTGTCCACTTACCACTCTTTAAATTTGCCATAACATCCTCTTTAAAAAAAAAGCGAATTAAGGATGCTGTTCGCCCCAATTCGCTTCCTTGAACTTGCTTACTTATTTCAGCTATTTTTTTTTATACTCATCCGCAAATGGAATGATTAATTTTGTTACCGCATTTGTGAAACTCGCTCTTATTCGTGCATGCTTCCTTTCATTACTTAATATGCGGCTGTCGCTTTCTTCGACAATTAAACAATTCTTTAAACATGCCTCTACTGCCTTACTTACCTCTCTTGAAAGGTAGCAATCAGTCGCATACATCATTACATCATACTCCGGCTCCTGACAATATCCAATTACTTGGTCATCATCTGAAACATTAAATACAATCGGTGTTACTGTATTACCAAACTTAGCCGACAATTCATCGGCTTTTGCTTGGATTTCTTCATTACTTAATTTTGGCATTTTGTGGTTTATTTAATTGGTTTATTTATGTTGGATTCCTGCAATGGACAAGGTAAGTTTAACACTAATTAAAGTGTCGCCCTGCTTAACCATTATCGGGTCATTTGTGAATTTTACTGACTGCAAAATATCAACCTTCGAATTTACTCTCGAACCACCAAATACTACCTGCATATCGGTACGAGGTATTTGTAGTGGGTCTTTATTTGGTGCTGCCTGAATAATTTTATTCCACTCATCAGCATATACTTCAATCTCGCCTTTAAACTCATAATTACCTACTGCCTCTGAAATAGGCATTACACCTGCTCCATAATTCAATTCTGTTTTTTGCATCGCTTCATACGAAATAGATTTTATTCCGATTAAAGGAAGTGAGTACCACATCCAAGTTATGTTACTCCATGCGTAATTCACGCCATTTATTAATACTGGTTGCATATTTTTAAGGTAATACTGTTACTGAATTTATATCTACTTCGATATTACGTGCTATCGGGTTGTTTTGCTCATAAAGCGTTACAACCAATTTACCACTTACTGTTATATTCTGATTCGGGTTGATTACTGTTTCAACTCCGCTTAATTCCCCTGCTCTAACCATGACTGCAAGTGCCTCATTCCCTACACTTTCCAATGAAGATACTAATGGATTATATAAAGTACCATCAGCATTTAACTGAAGCTGTGATTTAAGGTAAGGCAAATATGCCTGATACATCAATCGCTCAATCTTTGCCTCTACTCTGTTCTGCTCAATCCATGCGTAGTTGCTATTCTGAACAATGCAACAATGAGAATCATTAAAATAAGTACCTGTATATCCTACATAGTTATTAGTATAGATATAGCGGTAGTTATCAAATTGTGTTTGCTGTCCTGTAGTTACTGTACTTATTAAAGTACCATTACCAAGTGCAGGAACTTGATTTTCTGATTGATTAGAGATGTTATTACCTGATATAGGTTGTGCAATATCCGCACTTACCTGTACTGTTGAAATTACTCCTAATATCGCTCCAATATTTCCTATCGTACTTCCGTATGCTTTATATAGTGCAAATCCTTGAGCGTTACCATCTTGAGAAATTACTGTACTCACCCAGGGACAATTAAGTCCTGAATTATTCGGCAATGTAGTTAAGTCGGTTACGCTGTGCATATCCTGTGATATAACTGCCGACAATGGCATCTTAGTATTATCCAATGTTTGACAAACAGTATTAAGGGCAACAATATCAGCAGCCGAATTACTTACTACTGTTCTTGTTGGAGTATAAATACCTACTTGTCTTATTTGACCACTTGCATTATTCTGAATAGTTGTTACTTCGGAAAAGTTAAATGTTCCCGGAACTGCAAATATCCCTAACCATAAAACTCCCTGCGGATTCATACGGAAGAACTCCGATACATGGTAATAGATAATATCAATAAATGAAGCCACCCCTTGAGTGGTACCTCCTGAACCTGTCGGCTGTGTCCATGTACCTACAAATGTACTTGACCCAATCGGGGTATATACTGTACTGAATACTGTTCCTGAATTTGGATACACCCCTAATCCTGCACGAACTGTTATAAGTACAGTTGTTGTACTCGATACTGCTGTATATCCTGTAATGTAAGTATTGCTGTTGATTACTGCCGCTATTGCTGCTGCCTGTAATGTTGCGGTGGTATCAGTACTTGCTACTGTGTACGTTCCTAATAATACTTGATTTGGTGATGGGTTGGTATTTGTAGGATTAATCGGCTCCTGAAAATAAATATTAATTATATCCCCAGTCGCTCCTGCTGTACCTATTGCCAACTTCCCAATCGCTTTTGTCTCACCAACATGAGTATTAACTACTCCTGAATTAATCGCATCTTGAATCGAGAAACATTCCTTAATTCCGTTTGATGGGAATCCTGTCGGTGGTGTGTTAGTGTAAAATATTAAAGAAGAAATGTAATCATTACCGGGCAATGCTGCTCCGTTTGTTAATACTCCTTTTACGAAAGTGAATCCTGTCTGAAAAGTTCCCATTATACTATTGTATCTTCTTGTTTAGCTTTTGTTTTTTTAACTGTTTTCTGCAAGTCCCCTTTCAAAATAAATACATTGTTATTATCCACAACATCCTGTAAAGCGGTTGAATCATTTGAACATACTACTGTTCCATCCTCAATAACTACAATATTATCGTATCTATCAGTTGAATAATGTACTACTGCTTTTGCTTCTTCGATTGTTGTAATCATGTCTTTAGTTTAAAATCTCCTCGCGTGTTAATATTTTTGCTACCGGAACATACTCAACATTCACACGCTTTGAAATCACGTTTTTGTTAAGTTCGTTGGTAATCTTTGCAATTCCCCATTTAACTCCCGGGCAACATTCAACTTCTTTTGTTGATACTGAAAATCCAAGGTCGTTTAATTCGTGAACAGTAACTTTATGAGAGTGAAGATAAAAATCTCCGTTCTCATTAAAATACACTTTCTTAATTTTGGGGTTCTTTTTTAGCAAGTCTATTAGTCCTGCCATTACTTCCTTATCGGTAGCTTTTGTTTCCGGTGTTTTTACTTCTTTTGCCATTTGTGGTTTATTTATTTGGTTTAATTAATTGCTCTTGACATTTCTACCCATTTCAAAGTGTTCACGTCAAACATAAATCTAACAATACATACGCTGTTAGCTGTACCTACTATTGTTGATGCTGTGTCTGTAAATCCTGTTGAAAAGGTTACTGTTCGACCTGTTGCGTCCATTGGTAATTTAATAATCATTACATCTCCATCGCAAGGAGTGGTTGTATCGGCTGTTAAAGTCATCGCTCCCGTTATCGTTGCAAATAGCACCAATATGCTTTCAGAACGTGCATCCAATGGGGTTATCTTTACTGAACTACCATAGGCAACCGCTTGGGTTTCTCTGTATGGTAGTTGGTACGTACCGCCAATAGATGGCTCTGCACCTATATATCTTGCTGCTTGGCTCATGTTTAGTTAGTGCAAATAGTTCTATCTTCTTCAATCCAAGCTGTTCCATCAAACACAAATATGGCTGTCGCTTTCTTCGATTTAGCAACTGTTAATGTACCTGCTGATTTAAGGTGATTTCCGAATGTTACTACTCTTCCTGCTGTTAATGTATCGGCTGTAAATATCATCTCGATATGGTCGCCAAGGTGAGCATAAGTAACAGATACACTATCCGTCAATGCGTGGGTAAGTGTTTGGATTCTTATAGTAGTGAAATAGTAGTTAGGAATCTGATAAGCTGATGCCTGTGCAGTCGCTAAATTCACGTTGATATATCCGTATGTTAATACACGGCCGGTATTATCATTTGAGGATGTAGTTCCGAATCTCGGAGTTGTTGATTGCGCTATTGCGAATGTTACTATTAAAGTAAGTGCAATTAATGATATTATCTTTTTCATTTTCTTATTTAGTTTTTAATTGTTATTACGCTGTTGCTGTTGTGTACATTACTAATTGGTCAGCAAATCCCCAATTTACATCTACTTTCTGCATCGCACGTACAAACCAAAGGTCTGAATATGCAACTGTTGGAGCCATCTTCAAATTATCTTTATCGGTAAACTCATTCACTCCGATAAATGCGTTTCCGCTTTGAGGATTTGGATTTGCAATACACATAAAGAAGGTGTTTTCAGGTATTCCCGCACATCTTACTACATCATAACCATTCCACATATCCTGTGATGCTTCAGTAGTATTTTGGTTTTTAAAGGCATCTGTTCTTAATGCTGTGTTATATTTCAACCAGTCAGCATTACTTACTAATACTCTTAATCCCATTTTTCCATAACGTGCAAGTAATGCAGGAGGTACAAGGTTAATAGCTGTATCAAATGCTGTACGAATGTTTGCTGCTGTCAATGCTACTGGTGATGGCACATCAATAGTGTTTGGGTCGTCTAACGCTTTTTTGAGCAAACCATCAAAATAATAGAAGTTATTATTTGAGGTCGCTGCTGTAAGCCATGCAGGTACTGTTTGACTTCCTCCGGGAGCATAAGCTATACGTGAGTTCCAAATAGCATATTCATAGTACTGGTTTACTCTTCGCATTAACTGTAACAGCAAAAAGTTACTTGCTGTTGGAGGCAATGCTCTATCAAGTAACATTTTTTGAAGTTCAGGGGCCCAAAAAGATACCTCAAAATCATGAGGATTAAACTCCATGTACAAGTCGAAACGCTGAGGTATCAACTGTTTGTAATCTACTACAATCGAACCTTGAGAGGTTGGTGTTGCAGCAGGGTCTTGAATAAAGTTAGAAACTTCCAAGCGGTCAAGCGTGTGTTGTTTCTTAATTCCATCAATTAATGCAATACATCCCTTTTCGTATGTATCCATTTCTACTACCGGACGTAAAAGGAAAAAACTTGCTGCTTCTCCTGCGTAAACGGTTTCCTGTACTGATAATGCTTCTGCCATTTTATTTTATTTTTTAATTATTAGTTTTTATATTTTAATTCAAATTCTTTAATCGCGTTGTACCATTGTGCAGTACCCGGCTTAATTCCGTTTTTGCGTGCTGACTGTTCAGCTTGCGTATCGGTTGGAGTTTCTCCATCCTTATTTACAATAAATGAAGCTCCTGCTTTGTTGATAGGCAATGAATCAATAAGTGCTTTTGTTGTTTCAGGACTTGACAAATATAATGCGGTGTAGTTTTTAATTACGGCCTCATCATTTTTGATTTTACCTAATGCAACTGCATTCTTAACATCTTCATCTGCTTTCTTAGCTTTCGCCTCGTCCTCTGCTTTTTTAGCATTCTTAGCATCCTCGTCCGCTTTTGCTTTTGTAGCATCTTCATCCGCTTTTGCTTTTTTCTTCATTGCATCCATTTCTTCTTCGCAATCCGCTAACTTCTTTTTCAAGTCATCGTATTTTTTCTGCAAATCTTCCATAGATTTGTTAAGGGCTGTAACCGCTACAATGGCTGATGCCTCTGAAGCATCTTCCTGCAGTCCTAATGTTGTGTTTAAATTTTTATAATTCATTGTTTTTATTGTTTGGTTGTTTTTTACTCTATTATATATTAAATTTGCTTTCTCATAAATTGCACTTGTCATCTCGCTTGTTATCGCGTTTTTATTTACTGAATCGCTCTCCTTCACCTCATCACAAAATCCATTGTCTTTAGCATAATAAGCATCTAACCATGTACCTTTGTCATCTTTGCGCCCCGCATTCATGATAGCCCAAACTTCATCTTCTGTCTTTCCTGTCCTTTTGGCTATCATTGTACATATCGAATGATTTAATGCCTCAAGTCCTTTATCCTGCTTTCCATCTTCGCTGTATGCTGGGTGATACATTAACTTTGCAAAGTCCGCCATCATTCGGGTACGTCCTGCTTGAAATATTACCCCTGCTATTGATGCAGCTATTCCGTAACAATATGTATCTACTTTCGCTTTACTATTTAATATCGCGGTGTAAATACTTTGCCCTTCGGTTACTACTCCTCCTGGTGAATTAATCCAAACGCAAATATTTTTTTTATTGAGTGTATCCGATAAGTATAACAACTCCTTCAAAAAATCATTGCCCTGAATATTCGGCTCTCCATTTGCATCCTTCCCTCCAATCTCTTTATCAATGAACATTATCGGAGTATCTGCTTCGGGGTTTTGTGTATATTTAAACTCTTGTATCATTTACTCGATACAAAAATACGTTAATAAAATTTGTTAATAACTATTATGTGCCATTATTAGCACATTAAAATATTATTTGTATTTTTGTAAAAATTTATTTCTATGCCAAGAGTAAAATATATCTCATCATCCTGCGAAAGACGTATCAGTACTATACTTAAACCACGTTATCATAGATTATTTATTGCTGATATGAATAATATGTTAAGAGGCAAAGGAGAACACATGAATAGTATTTTAGAAAAATATTACGATAGTCTTACTCCTATTCATCAAAAACAATTATTAGAAGATTACGATTACTGGATAAAAAAAAATAAAATTAAACAATAAACAATATGACAATAAACACTACCAACAAAATGCTGTACTCATACTTTAGTGAGTTGGCTCAAATTCAGACAAGCGTATTAGGGATATTGTTCCGTACCCGTATTTCTGACTTCCACGAACTAAACTTTTCAAAGTATGTAGCACTTGGCAAAACATTAAACGATTTGCAAAAGGAGTATTTCGTACTTGAAAATGATAAGATAGTTACTATTACTGATGATAAAGGTGTAACTACTTCCAAATTAAACGAAGGCAAAGTATTTGAGGACTATCAAACCAAATACAATGAAATTATGAATACCTCCGTTGTTATTCGTATCTAAAAGATAGCAAACGATAAATGTCCAAGGGATATAGTGCTTCCTGATGTAGTATTTGTCCACACTTGTCCACTTGCATATATTATAACTTCTACTGTTGTTGTACCTCCTGATGCGCCAATGTTGGTAGCATCCACTCTGTAATGTAATTCAGTATCATTAACTGGCCTCATTCCCACGGGAAGCTGAAACACACTCCCTGCTCCACCTCCTGGTTTAAATCCTCCCTGAATATGTACAATGTCGCTCGAATCTTTCCAATAACGTAAGCTATCACCTGCTGAGGCTGGCGTACAAGTGCCTTCAAATGCTGCTGCACCTGCCTCACCTACAGTAAATACCTTTTGCCTTACAGTAAATGAACGTATTAAGTTATTAAAGGAATTTATTACTATTCCTGCACCATTTATTTCAACTGTGTAATTATAGTGTACATTCTTAGTACTGCCATCGCTAAATATACATGGGTCAGCTACTCCGTCTGGAGTTGCTAAAAATGTAAAGTTAGGGTTTGCATCCGCTACACTTCCACTTCCAGTTCCTGGGCAAAAGTAAATTAGTCCTGTTTGTTGGTCGTAAATATATCCTTGTGTATAACTATAATTCCCGCCTCCCATATCAAATTGTTTAAATCCTGTTATTATATAGGTGTCTATTCCTGTGCCACCTCTTGAATCACCCAATGATTGAGCAAGTGCATTCAATATCTCAATATTACCCTGTTGCAAAAAGTTTAATGATGGCCCTGTAAATGGTTGTTGTACATTCGGGTCTACTATCTGCGTTACATTAATTACTTTCATATTTTATTTGTTTTAATAAGTTACTATTTTATATATGCTTCCTGCCTGTGCATACCTGTTTACAAACGCTCTTATCGCACTTCCTGCTCTTTGTGGTGCGGGGTCGGTAGGGTCGGTTGTTGGCACTGATGTTGGTGTATTGTCTGCTATTTGAGTGTACACCGCACTCGGTACATGAATCGTAAATTGATAGGTCGAATAAGCTGCATAAGCATTGCCTAAATAGTAATGCGAATAAATACTATTGGTTGGCATAAATGATGTTAATGCTTCTACTCCCCCATTGCTCAACCAAAAATTAGTTAATAATACTGGTGTCTTGCTGATATAAATTTGTGTATATGGAGGTGTAGTATGCGCTGTTGGTGTTATACCGCTAAATGTTACCCCCCAATCAATCGTACTGAATGGAGCAACCTGATAGATACGATTAAGTGCATACTCAAGCCATAACTTCTGAAAGGTATAGTGCATCTGCTCACGTATTCCGATAAAGCTGTCTGCTATTTTAAGCCAATTATCTGTATCAATATTAGGGGGTACAAATGATGTTAGTCCTGTTGTCTTTTGGCACTCATATACTCCATTATCAATATAAATCACACGCTCTAAATAAGCATAAGTATTTCCTGATGTCCAATTATCATAACTTGACCCATCCGCAAAATTATTAAATATAACATCCCTGCACCACTGAATAGAACTCAACAAAGCGGTGAGCCATGACTTAAATACTGGCTTTCTCCTTTGCACTGGCAACAAATCATTAGCTACCTGTGATTCGGTTTGATAATATATTTCAGGATTCGGTATCATTAATTTGCCGCTATCTGATAAGAAATTGTTGAACTAAAAGGACCTGCTTCCTTAACATATCCTGCCACTGTCTGAAAGTTACGTGATATAATTGTGCTTACTTTCATTAGATAAACCATTGACCCACCAAAAGGAGTAACCGCAACCATTGAAGGTTGCCAATCAACTACACCCGCAACCGATAATATTACATTCTCAATATCCGATAGTTTTACCACTCCATTAAAACCACCTCCGCTTGCTGATGATGTTGCAAATTTATTGATATATGCTGTTAAAGCCGCTTCTACGTTTGTCTGAATAGCTGCCTGATATTGCCCGTTATAAAATACTGTACCTGTGATATATAAAGCATCGCCATCCTGACTTACTATTGTGTAAAATTGGTTAGGTGAAAGTATTGCATCTAAGTAACTTGTTAATGCTATTTGTTCATCGCTTGATATTGCACCTGCCGGAACTCCTGTTGTTACTTTTACTGTTAATGCTCCTGTATTTCCTACTGTTACCGCACAATTAGTAATTATCTGTAATGATGGATTAATAGTTGCGTATTGAAACGTGAAATCAGGATTGATTTGTACTACGTCAGGATATTGAAATTTAAGGACTTCATTCTGCACCCATCCAATCGTACCCGCATGGCTTTGACTTTCTATTGTTTGTATTTCATCTAAGAATATACTCATTATCTGCTCCAATAGATTTGTAGCTACTGCCTGAATATATATCCATAGTTTCCAATAAGCAACCTGCGAGGTGCTTGTTAGTCCGTTCAAATTACTATCCGCATTTTTGGATGCGGTAATTTGATTAACTATCTGCTGTATGGTGCGAGGTGTATATCCCATTATGATATTGCTACTTGGTCATAAACTATTGTAATCGTAAATTGACTATCTCCATCTGTTGCTGTTGCATCGGTTGTAAGATAAATAGGGTCTGTAGTAGCAAGTATTGTTTGGTTTGTTATTTTTTTAACTGTCGGCAAAAGTATACTTGTATGATTGGCAATAACCTCACTTTCAAATATAATATTCCCGTCTGAATTAATGCTTTGATACATAGTTTTTATCACCCCCGTATAAGGAGTTGTTTTAAAATCCAACCTTTCTGTTACACTTAGAATATTATTAACATATCCCGTTGGTGGCGCAGGCAATACGATTAATGGGGTTGCATATAACGCTTCAATTTGCGTAGGTGTTAAAATTACTTGTTTTACTTTTATCATGTCGTATAATATAAAATTGTTTCTTCTTGATTAGGGTCTATAATATCTAATTCATAATCCAATATAGGCACAGATTATGTGCCATTTAAAGGTCTATTCATTGTAAAGTCCATCCATGTAGTGATATACTCCTGTTGAAAGTGATATATGTTGTCGTGGTCATCATCCTGCATCTCACCCACCCTTGTCATTATTCCTACCGGTACAGATAACTCCACATCCTGAAATTGTGCAAATACATTTTGAGCCATCTGCAATACATTCAAGTTTTGCGACATCGTGCCATCAATAGCATCAAGTTCATTAACTATCAAATGTAACTTAATATGTAAATCATCAATCGCCTGTACTCCGTTACCTACCTGCCTCCAGTTCAAAGGACTAACAAACTCCACAAATAAAGCAGGTGATTGATAGTTCGGATTATCCATGCCTTGTTCCAAATAAGATAGGTTGTTATTCCATACCTCAATAAAGGTTACTCCATACTGATTAAGTAATGGTAATAGGTAATTCTTTATGGCATTAAACAACTGCTTCATGGTTTCATTATGCGGTCAAATGCTTTAGTAATTTTGTCCTTAAATTTCGCATTCAGTTCTTTACTTTCGCCCATAAATTCACGCTGTGGAATCGTGTCTGTTCCAAAGTTTTGATACTTGGCATACGGAATATCTGTACCCCATACTATTTTTTCGTAACTCATCTCTCGTACACTATCCTGTAATGATTGCCTCAATGCTCCGGTCCTAACTAATAGGTGTTTCGTGTTCTTAACTTTCTTATGGTTTTGATAAGTAAACTCACTTTTGCGCGGCGCCCATTTCACACCATCCCATTGTTGTCTGTCAAAGTTTTGCTGAAAATATAATTGTCCTGTCTGTGCCAATTTAGAAGGCAGCGTAACTTTAGCATCCTGTAACGCTTTAATCATCTTGCCAAATTTAAACTTATCATCTTCCATTATTCGTACATTTCCCAATCAAACATATCATCCCCAAATCTTGACCTTACTACATGGTTCTCATTCATTCTCTTAACCTCACATCCATCAAATGTTAATAACTCTACTTTACTATCGGCCTCCTGTTCGGTTGCTAATCTTCTCCACCAAGCATCAAACTGATTGTAATACACCGGGCAAAGATACACACATTTAATACTTCGTTTGTGTATTCTGTGCCATCCTACACACTTTGCAACTAAATCAACTGCTTTAGGCAAATATTCACCGCTTTTGTCTTTCAGTCTATCACCTGCAGACCAGTTAATTACATTATTCTTTGCTCCCGTCGAGCGTGGTTTTTTAAAGTTTATTAATGTCATTCTTCTGTTTCTTTGTCGTATTGTATGCTATCGGGCAATGGTAAATTAAAATTCCTTTTTGCTAATGGCAAGTACTCTTTCGGTACATCAAAATAAGGATGCTTACTGCTTCCCTCCGTTGGGAATATCTCACCTTTTATTCCTGGGTTAAAATTCCATGCCTCGTCTTTATGCGCTTGCGACCTTTCAACTGCTGCACTCACTTCTTCTTCATCACTTAACCCATCAACATCTTTTAAATCGTCCTCATCCAACTGCTCTGTTACGCACTCACAATTAAAATGATTTGGTGCAATATTCTCAAGCCAAAAAGGGTCATCAATCGGTAATGTAATATCATCCAGTGAAGCGCATATCTCGCAAGTATGGTCATCCATTACTGCCGAATATCTCAAATAAGGTCTATCAACTTTATTCTTTTGTATCTCTACCCACTTACTCGCTGACCTGCTTCCCGCTACTGCTGTATCAAATTCTGTCTTTAGCCATGTTTCGTTATATGTATCCCAAACTCCACCCGCCTCTGTTTCAAACTCTTTAAAACTTCTAACAAGTCCGTTATCATCAACTAATAACTTTCTCATATCCATTGTTTCATTAAATATTTTCGAAGCTGTGAACATATAGGTATTAGTCATTAACTGATTAATCATAGTTTCATCAGCACTATCAAACATATACTTTTTTAGTGGGTCTACCCAATCATTTCGAACTATCTTATCGTTTAACTTGCCCTGTTTCATCTTACCCTGCTTATATCCTTTTACCAATCCATCAAGCAAATAATCTGCTATGGCTTCATATAATTTTCGAGGCAAGCTGTGCGCTGTTATCTCACCTGAATAAATCCGGTGCAAAATCTCATTCTTATATTGGCCAAGGTTCGGTTGCATTATTTATATACTCTTTCAAGTTTTGCCTTTAAGTTACTACTGAAGTTCATTGGCTCCGGAGCAACTACCCTATCCGCTTTTATGCCTGAATTTTCAACAAATGTATCTACATCAATATTTAATCCTGCATCGTGCATCGTCTTTGCTATCGTTGCCCATGATAAAGCTGTTTCACTCATTCGCTTTTCTTCGATATACTCCTCCTGGTCATTTTTTAACTGATATTTAAGTCCTGCAAGCTGTGTAAATCCTAACTTAATAAGTTTTGGCAATAAGTGATTATTAATTACATTCTCCTCAAATCGGCTGTCTATGCTCTCACATTCTGCTAATGCTCGTCCTATCGGGCTATCATCTACATCTTTATTACCCCCTTGCCCACTTCCTAACTTTCCCGGTGTTGAACTAATCCCGTCCTCGTGTCCTAATATAATAGAAGATATGATTTTTTTACACCTCTGTTCAAGGTTATCATAAGACTGCCACCCTGTACCACTGTTTGACGTTTCAACATATTCAAACTCATCCTGCTTATCCATTATCATATAGCCACTCGACCCCAAGTTTTGCGCTGCCTGTTCTGCTGCACCCCTCTCATCTTCGCTATCCTTTATGGTCTTAATAACTACTGTTGGCTGTCCATAACGCTCTATGTAATCAGTATTCCAACCGATTATTGACCTCATTATTATTTCATACAAAGCAACTTTGTACAGCAATCCATATCCGCAAACACTTACTCCATTCTCGGAAGGTGTTGTTACATATAAACTCCAGTCATAATAACTATTTCCATTCGGGTCTTTTTCGTTCTCATCCATGAAGTTAATACCTGTTGGTATATATTGAAATGAACTCAATACCAACCTATCAGGACTTACATCAGCACGTCTTGTAATTTGCAAGTTCGGGAATCCCCCATCTATTAAATCACCAAAGGTTATTAATGAATATCCGTAAAATTTCGCATCATGGATATAGTTTCGTATCAGATTAAACCATGCAGTATCTATTAACTTTGTTGCTTCCTCATTCTCATTGCCTTGCTCATCAACCATAGCATACTTTTTAAGCAATGTCAGGTTCTTACGCTTCTGCATACAAGCCGATACGTGGCCATTCAATACGGTGTCAATAAATATCTGCTGCATCTGTACCCTGTAAGGTAATGCTGGCAATGGTCTCTCCGCCTCTGCTATTGATGACCTCCAAAATGAAGTATCACCTTTAATACGAACTAATTGTACCGGACCGCGATATTTATTTAATTCCTTAGCATCGTTTACAATGTTTTGAGAAAGTAAATTGTTTTCCGCGGGGGGGCCGGATGTACCTATCCCAGGAAAGAACATATTTTTAACTCGTGATAATATTGTCTTATTAGTAGCCATTGCTTTGTTTTATTGCTCCTCCCCATCTTATCCTTGCTCCTTGAGCAGGTTGTATTTCGGGTGCTGTTAATGTTACATCTCCTTCCGCACACATCTGAAGCCATGTTAAATATTCTTTATACTTATTTTCCCACAGAGGAGGGATGTTACGTGGTGATATTAACGGACTTAGTTTATAAATCGTTATCCATATCATACACTCCACAATTTGAGCATTACGATTATCACCAAAAGTCCAAATAGTTGTATCTGTATCGGGTCTTACTCCTGTTACCGAATAAGGAACTCCTACACCCCAATATGCTGCACCATTTTGCCTGTTATCAGG